TTTGTGAACTATTAGTATTTAAATTCGTCACTCTACTTCTTAATTTAGATTCATTTAATAATTCACTAACAAGTTGATTTCTCCAATCAGGAGCAACCCAATAAGCACCACTATCTTTACTTTCATCAAGATATTTTCTTTCTTCTTTTGATAAGTCTGAAACACCTTTTGTCATAAATTTTGAAAAAACCTGTTCTTTTCTTTCTTGTTCTTCTTCTTGTTTTTGTGTTTCAAATTTAGTATTCATATCATCTGTTAGTTTTTTAATCATATCATTTGCTTCGTTGTATTCTTTTTCCCACTTATCAATCTTATCATTAATTTGTTCTACTTCAATTTCTGTTAAACCATCAAACTGTTTTTCAAGTTTTTCATTTTTTTCTCTTAATTTTGTAATTGCTTCTTCCATTTTTTTCTGATTAGCTTTAATTTCTCCAGCTAATTCTTTTACTTTCATATCCTTCATTATTTTTTACCTCCTATCTTTCTAAGATTTCATTTAAAAAAGTTAATAATTCTTCTGAATCGGCTCTACCATCAGCTTGAGTGTCTTCTTCTGAAGACGGCTCAGCTTGACTTAAGAGTGATTGCAATACATCAATAACTTTTCTAATAAGTTCATAATTTTGTGAACTTAATACTCTGCCAATTTTACTTTCTAATTTCCAAATTAAAACTTTAGTTTCTAAATTATCAAAATTTAAATTCTTTTCGTTCCAAGGTGCAATTATATTTTCATCTTCGAATTTCTTTCTCATTTTTTCATAATATTTTTCTACTTGTGCTTTTATTTTATCTTGTTCTTCTTCTGAAATAGCAACTCCTCCCATAGCACCCTGTAAAACTGCTGCAACTGTGAATATCCCTCTCGGAATTGCAACTAATTTATTGTTTATAATATCCGTATAAGGTAACTTATAATCAGTAAAATTTTTACTTGTTTCAGTTTCTCTATAAAAAAATCCTTTTTTATATTTATCCCAATTTATATTATCTTTTAACCCACCACTCCATTCTCTTAATCTTGCTTCAGCTTCATCTGAATTCCAATCCATATCTCTATCAGCTAAAGGTAAATTTAAATAATCAATTACTGTTTTAACATCTGTTATTTTTGCACTTGGATTCATAGGAAATGAAACAGGTGAAAACTCACCTAATTTTACTTCTTTTAATAATCTAACTCCATTTTTATATTCTCTTTTTATAACATTATAACCTATACTTAAAGCATCTATAACTCCATCTTTCATAAGTTGGTAGGCTTCTTTTCCTTTTTCAGTCATTGACAATTTACCTTTTACCCACAACCCATAATCATCTTCTTTAATTTCTAAACTTTTTCCAATAGGTATTTTGTGATCGTGTTGCCATAAAATTTTAATCTTATTTCCTCTTTCTTGTATTGACTTTTTAAAAGCCCCAGGTAGTATTTTATCTTTACCTAAATCAACATTATTAAATACTGCTGCATAACCCTCAAAAATTCCTTTTTCTTCTTTTAAACTTTTTATATCAAACTTTACAGTTTGTTTATTCATTTTTAAACCTCCTCCATAATAGGTATCATAGTGCACCTACAATTTATAATATTTCCAGGTGAACCTGCAAAATCTCCTGGATAATCTAACCCTTCACCATCAACTGAAAATTGTTCATCTATACCTACAATTTGCCCATTCGCATTTCGATGTGGGGTTCTTGTTCTTTCATCTAATGCTGCACTCCATCTTTTTTTCTTCACAATGCCTGTTTGTTTCCAGGCTTCTTTTTGTGTAAAATTAGCAGTTTTTGCAGTTTCAGTTCTTGCAATTGTTTTAGCTCTATTTGGTGCAATATTATTAAAATATCTTGCTAAATCTTTACCAATACCTGCTTCTGTTTTACCTAACTTTATCCCTTTTTTTAAAGTATCTTTTATTTTTTGTTTTGTGGTATCATTTACTAAACCACTTATTTTTAAAGTCATATCATTTATATATTTTTCTACTCTTTCAGTTCTTTTAAAAGGAAACGCACCTGCTGAAATATTTGCTACAATATTATTACCTTTTTTTAATACTGTGTCATAATGATTTTTCAAAATATCTTTTAGTTGTGTATCATCAAATTCTATATCAGGTAATTTTGCTTTCTTATTAAAATAAGTAGATAAATAATTAAAAGCAATTGTTTTTTGTTCTTTAAACATTTCTTCTAATTCTCCTTGTAATTTTTGTTCTAAAGGTAAAGTCCATTCAATAAATTTATGCCAAGTTTTTATTTCTCTGACTGTAAAGTTTTTTTTTTCTCTTCAAAATCATATTCTAAATAACTTTTTTCTTTTAAAGAAGAAGGAGGTTGTTTTAATTCTGATACAAATATATCCGCACCCTCAATTTCTTCTAACCCATAAGATTTTCTTGCATCATTAATAGTCATTATATTATTTTTAACTAATTCAGATAACCTTTTAGCTTTATCATTTTTACTTTCCTGTAATGCTTCTATATTTCCTTTATCAAAACCCAAATACATTTCTTTATCTTTTATTAAATTTTTATTTATTTTATCTAAAAAATCAGTTATTAATGGAAGCATTGTTTGTTCCCAGAATATTTGTTTTGCAGTTTGTAAATTATTATAAGTCGGCTTTATATCTGTTTTTATTAATAATGCAGGAACACCTAATACATTACATATATCTTGATCAGTCATATTCTTTAATTTTTCAAAATCTAAATCTTTGTGTGATTTACCCATTTCAACCCATTTCAAATCACCTGTTAAAATTAAAGGTTTATGTGCGTTTTTAGTTCCTGTAAATTTCTTTTTAATTAATTTCATTAATTTGCTCCACAACCCAGACTCTTCAAAATCTCTAATTGAATCAGTAGTTGTGAATACTCCAGGAGGAATTCCTAAACCTTGTTCAAAAAACTTTTTATTCCATTCCACTATTTCATTTGAAGTATCAACTGCATCACTCCCTACTTGCAAAGGAGATAACCCCCTATATCTATTAGTAGGATTATAATTTTTCCATTGTAAAACTGAACTTTTTTCTTTAAAACCATTATTGTTTATATCCCAACCTAATAATTTACCTGAATTGTTTGTTTTTTCTTCAATTAAATCTGGTCTTATAGGATAAATATTCCCCGGATTATTTTTTATATCCTTTCCTGCTAAATACCAAAAAGCTTCACCTGCTAACATTTTTTGAATTACAAATATTTCTTTTAAATCAGAAAATGTCATTTCTGAATTTGGGTTATTTAATAAATCTAAAATTGAATGTTCTTCTATTATAGAATTATCCTTTTTTGAATAAAGGTTAAATTCTACATCTACAAAACTATCTGCAATTAGTTTTATGCTTCTGTAAACATAAATTGATTTCATATAACCTTTTTTTGTTGCAGTTGTAAAATTAGAAAAATCATTCCAATTTGCATCCCTGTATAAAAAATCTTTAAAATCCATATATACTCCTATTCAATTAAAATTCCACCTATTTCATTATTTTTATATAGGTTTTTATAATAATAAACTGCTATCTCATTATAATTATTCGCGTGTGCGAAATGGTCATCTCCTGTATTCCTGTATCTTGCAATTTGTGTTTTTACATTATTTCTTTGTTTTTCTTCAATCACTCTTATAGTATTATGAATATGTGTTGCATAACATTCTGGAATATCTGGTGATAATTTTATTGTATTTTGTTTAAATCTTGCTAAAGAAGTATCCATTGTTGCAGTCCTGTCAACTGATACCCAATTTCTTTTTTTATCAAATTTCATTTCTTCTTTTTTCATATCATCTTGATAATTACACAAAAATACCAAACATTTTTTTCTAACATTTTCAGTTAATTTAACTGCTTCTCGTCTTTCTGGATCTTTATCAATTACTGCAACTTTTACATTATATTGTTTTATTAAATCTTCCAATTCTTTAAACTTTTTAGCTCTCCCTGCTTTTATAACTTTTTTAATATTTCCTTGTAATTCTGTAATTTCATAATCAATATAAGTTCCAACATCAACTCCCATTTGTCTTTCTTTTTGTGTATAAATTAAATCTTTATCAATTAAACTTAATACCTGTTGTGTTGATATTCTATCGCCTTTTTGCATATAAGGTAAACCTAACTTTGAATTATAAAAATTAGCTAATTTTGTTTGATTACCTTTTGCTTTTTTAAAAGTATTAATTAGTTGTTCTGCAGTTTTTGTTGGTGATACCATTTGATTTATATAATATCCAATTTTTTCTGATTTAGGATTAGTTGTTTTCCAATAACCTTTTGATGTATTAAAATTAATTTCAGAACCACACTCAGAACAAATATATTTTTTATTTTCAAAATCCACATTATCAGGCCAGGTAGGAGTTTGCTCTGAATTACATTTTTTACATTTAACAAACCATTTTCTTTGGTCTGTTTCTTTATATGATTTATCAATTCCTACATCTGGAACAGTTGGAGTTGACAATTTCAAAACCCATTTTAAATTTGAAGCATCTAATCTATCAAAAGCCAAATCAGAATTATTTTTATTTATTTCGTCCCATTCATCTAAAACCAACATATCAGCTGATATTGATTTTAGTTGTGTTGCTGAATTACTCCCCCGCAAATAAAAGTTAGCGTTTTTTGCTCTTTTATGCTGAACAGAAGTTGCATTTGAAAATAATTTTGTTAAATAATCACTACTTTCAATTAGAGGATTTACTTTTGATGCAGAAAAATCATAACTATCAGTTCTTGTTGCAAGTAAATATAAAACTGATTTTTTGTTATTCACTACAAACAAAGATAAAATAATTGCTAAAACTGAGAAACCCATTTGCGCAGCTTTCTGAATCACAACCTCCTTTTCTGTTTCCTCATATACAAATTTATTAAATATTTCTTCTAAAAAAGGATAATCTTTAATATCATAAGATTCATTATCTAAAGTTATATAATTTAATCCAAAAAGTAAAGGATGAACC